CCTCAGTGAACTCCTCTACGATGGGCGTCATCTTCCTAGTGATGATAGACTTGTCCTTCAGCGCACCTACCTGTCGTACATCCTCACTCATGTGGATGACTGTACGAGTGAACCTACCAGTTACCTTCTCAGCCTGGAATGCAGGCTTGATGTCTACCTCTGCCATTAGCGCCTCTCATCCTGTTGACGGCGCTGTTCCTCTTCCTGTTGAAGACGCAGTTGGTAGTCATCTTCACTCTCGTCCTCATACCTCTCACTCTGGCTGCCTTGTTCTTGCTGTCTGCGCTGGTCATCTTCTTGACCATCACGCCTAGCTTGCTCTTGCTCCATGCGGCTAGGCAACAACTCAGGAACAAGCAGTCCTGACAGGATGGCAGTCTTCACACGTGTGTCGCTTGTGTCATTCGGTGTGGACTGCAACGCCTCAAGCAACTTGTGCTCTGCTTCATTGCCTTCCATGGCTGCAATGCCACCACTCTCACCGCTCTCACCTTCTGGTGGCATCAGTGCTTCCTGTTGGTTCTGTGTCACAGCGTAGTGGGTCATGCTGTTTACTGTCGTAGGTCTCTGTGCTGCTGGCATCTATGCCTCCACTAGTTGGTGAGAACTGCATGTGTGCGATACGCGCGCCACAGGCACCACTGTCCCTGCCAGATGACACGACTACCTACCGCATCGGTGTTCCATGGAGCGGTGAGTTCCTTCACCTTCATGTTCACACCACGCAGCATGTGCAGACGCAGGTACTTGTCATTGATGAAGTATGCATAGTTCACTGGGCAGTCTTCGTCATACATCAGTGGGGCGCCATTGTGGTAGCAGCCCTCGAAGCCAAGATCGAACATCCGTCTGCCGGCCTTGCCCTCTGACAGTGGCATCGTGAACTTGTCACGTACTGCCTGCCGATACATCCTGTAGATGTTACGACCACACAGGATGACAGTTGGCTTGTCACCCTTCAGTGTCAGGTCCATCATGATGTCATCGAACACCTCTTCGATGTTCGTGCTGTCGAGGCCACCTGCAAAGTTGTATGCAGACGTGCGCCACTGTGTCTCTGTGGCCCTGTTGATACCACCGAGTGATCCAGTCGTAGGATCAGTGGGGATCATAGCAAGCAACCCATTAGGATCAGTGCCACCGCCGAAGCCATACAAGTAAGTAGAGAACTTGTCCTTGATGCTCTCCTCAAGGACGTTCATCTTCTCCTTCATCAGCTTGAAGATCGCTGCCTCACCCTTGTTCTCATCCTCTTCCTGATTGGAGATGATGACCGTACCAGCCACACGACTATAGCCGTACTCCACAGTCGTGAACTCATCAGTCTGGTTGACTGGCAGTGGTGAGTAGTAGCGATACGACGTGATGTTGGGATTGCGGCCCACAGTGAGCGGATTGGTGATATTGTAGCCACCATCCTCATACTCCACTCGATCATTGGCAAACACCCATGCCATGAGTGAGTTGGACTTGATGCTAGCCATCACCAGCTTACGTCGTGACTTAGTGAGGGTGCTGTGTAGCACCTCATTCATGATACCATTCGAGACACCGAGGGCCATAGCCTACTCCATCAGTTGATACGTACACCACTCTCTCGCATCGCGGAGCCAATGATGTCTCCCCACGATGCGCTCTCATTGAACTGCTGTCCCTGGTTGCCATTCAGTGGAGCGGCATTACCACGGACTGCACCACGTCCTGGCATCGGACGTGTGTCTTGCTGTGTCGTTTGCTGATGAGTAGGCTGCTGGTGTACTTGCTGATTAGCCGCAGCGATCTGTGGCTTCAACGGCTGTGTCCAGTCCAGTCCGTTCTCGTGTGACCACCGTATCATCTTGGTGTAGGCAGACGAGAGGGAGAGATCAGGCTGAGCCTGCAACATCTCCGTGAGCACGTCAAGGTTGGAATGCGCCTCCTGGTTGTCCTCTAGGAATGCATTCAGTTCACTCTCTGCACGCTGTCTCTGCTGATGCTGTTGCACAGTAGCCTGATGCTGCTGTGTGAATGGCTGCATCTTGGTGTCGATCATGCGTGCAATGGCAGTCATGTCCATGCCTGGACTGACACCTTGCTCCAGGAATGGTATCGGATAGCCCTTTGCCTTCACCTCTGCTACCAGATACTCAAGTGTCCTCACTGGGTCACGCATGAAGTCAGACATGACACGCATTGCCACCATCTGATCTTCTGGCTTCACATTCAGCCTTGCAGCCTCACGTGTCACCTCGTTCACTTGCTGCACGAAGCCCTGCAACTGGTTGACTTGCTGCTTCAGGGTGTTGTTCTCCCTGAAGTGTCTCTGTCCTTCCTCATACACATGTCGCTCTACGCCACCCTTGGCTACAGTGCGACCTGTGACTGGATCGACTAGGTCTCTAACACGGGGATTATCAGCGTTTGGCTGTTCGATGAGTCCATCGTGTCTACGCCTGATGGTCTGTGGTTGCTGTTGTGTAGTTGTGTCAGTTCCGCTGCCTTGGCTATCTGTGCCAGTAGGCTGCGCTGATGTCGTGGCGTTACTCGTATCGCTGCCAGACGTTTGCGACGTGTCCCCACCTGGGCTACTCGTAGTCGTGGCATCTGCTGTGTCCTCTTTGAAGTCAGGTATCGTGCTGAGGATGGAGTCCTCTGTGCTTGTTCCACTCATGCTGCTGTCTCCTGTCTACGCCTAGCAATCTCATCGATCAACTGGCGCTGTATTGCTGGATAATCTGTTAGGATATGCAGCCTTGCTTCCAACACACTAGTTGGATACCCACACGCATCATCTGCAACAATCAGTGCATCTTCTAGCGCAGTCATGCTGCTGCTCCCTGTTGCTGACCGCCACCCTGTGATGCAAGCATCTGCTTGAATATCTCAGCCGGTGGCACTCCTTGTGCCAGTGCTTTGCCAATAGCTTGCAACACAGGTGGCGGTAGCTGTGACAGTGCCTGCACTACAGCAGCAGCAGTCTGCATACCACCACCTGCTTGTGCTGCACCTCCCTGTGGTCTACCTTCCTGTGGAGGACCACCTTGTGGAGCACCACCTTGTCCTGGCGCACCACCTTGCTGTGACTGAGCCATCACCATCACTTCCTGCTCAATCGCATCCCAGTCCTCTTTGCTAACCATGAAGTCGTCGAATGCCTTACCCATCATGGTAAGCGTTGCCTTCAGTGCACTGGCAGGAGCGGCCCTAACATACTGTGCCAACACCTGACCGATCTGCACTGCCTCCTGCTTCTTCTGCTGTGTAGTCAGTTTCTGAGTTGATCCGCCAACGACTGTAACGGACATCTGCTGGAAGTCTCGCAGGTTGTCGAGTGGTCTCCAGAACGCTGCAACGTCCATGCCAGTAAGTTGGGATGCAGTCTCAACGTCCATAAACCGCAGACACAGTTGGGCAAGCTTCCATCCCACATCACCAAGTGCATCCTCGATTGCGTCGAGTCGCATATCCATTCGCATGTTGCCCATTGTCGAATAGTAATCGATAGCTTTATTTGTGGTGTTGGTCTTGAACTGTCCTCCACGCTCCACCTCATTCGTTGAAGCAATGCGATCTACCGACGCATAGAGGTCTTGCTTGTCAAACAACTGTACGAAGTTCATGCTGGGCGGCAACAACGAGAAGATCATCTTGCTAGGATCGACACCCTCTGGCACATCCAGTGGTGTAGCTGTGGCATCAGGACCCTTCAGTATCTTGTCTACTGTGTCCTGTGTCAGACCCGAGTTCTTGTTATAGAAGATGTTACGCCGTGCCCAAAGCAGTGCGCGACGACGCTCATCGTTGATCTCGTTAATCTGGTCCTGCTGATCGAGATAATAGCTAACCTCTCCCTTGGCGTAGACCGAGGTGGGATTATCATGGAACCACAGCGGAGTGAGAGGGTAGAAGCCCTGTAGTTGATATGGATCGTCCCATACCCAAATCGGCCACTTCCACGAATTGTCTGCATACAACTCTACCCTGCGTGTCGTTCTGTCCCAGACCTTCCACACCTGCGTGTAGCATGCCTTGTCGTACTCATCCTTGTTGCCGTAGCCACGTGCTTCATACGACGTGTTCTTAGCGAACAGTGAGAAGTCCTCATCGCCACCATCGCCACTGCTACCTGAGTTCAACACATGTGTCGGCTCGAAGACACTCCTGACTTCGTTCTTGTCAGGGTCTGCCTTCTCACCATACACTGCATTGATGTACTCAGTCGGCAACAAGTCCTTGGTCATGACCCAGTTGCAGTCTGACAAGTAGGGATCAGTCCCGTTGGGATCACGCAACACATCATGTGGCATGACCACCTTCAGTGTCGGACCACTGGGTTGTAGGAACTCGATCTTCTGTTCCAGTGCTTGCAGCTTGCCTTCTATCTCACGGATGGCCTTGTCATCCTTAGCCTCAGCCAACTCATTCGATAGCGTCATCAGGTCGTTCATCGCAGCGTCAGATGACTTGTCACGCTTGGTGTAGCCAACCTCAAACCATGCCTGATTGGTAAGCAGTGCGATCAGTACGTTCTTCTTAGCCT